CTCATTTCCTGTAATTCGCATGCCCTTTGCCCCTAATCCCCACATTTACCACGAGCCGTTGTTCCACCTCGGGTATTTTACTGTGGACGGCTACACCGAGGAGCAGATCCTCGCGGCCATAGAGGCTTGGTTTGCGGAGCAGCAGGCGTTGGATGCCCCATTTGCTTGAAGCACTTGAGTGGGTGAGTCGCCAAGCAGCGCCTGTCCCCGATCCGGCGGGTACGCTGTTCGTGATATACTACTCTTGTGTAATCTTGCTGTACATCGTGTACGCGAGCGAGTGTGGGGGCTCCTGGTTGAAGTTGTTGTCGTAGTTTAGAGCACGTTATTCATGACGGTGAACATGTACGCCGCGTTGGTTTGCGCGGCGTCCGCCCTGGCGGCGGTGGCTTTCTGGCTCACAATACTCCCCCGATTGTTGATCGTGGGCAGGTGGTGCGGTTCCAAGTACCTCCAGATCCTGAAGCGGTACACCCGGCAGCCAGCGATAACATCGCTGGCGGCAAGGGCGGTGTTTCAGTCGAGCCTGGGCGTGCAGACGGGACCTTACCGCGCTCATTCACACCCCGAATCTGCCGGTGTGCGCACTAGCGCCAGCGGGCAACTGACGGCTATTGCACGAGAGATGGGCTATGAGCCTTACTACGTGCAGTTGTCTGAGTCGGATGTCCGAGCTGGGCGCGCAGGGTGCCGCACATGGTATTGGGGCAAGGATGTGGGCGTGGAAGTTGCGCCATTTGATCCCCCGGTTGACAGCGCAGTCTGCCTCGTTGACGTAGACCAGTACATTGACATGCCCAACATGTTAGCATCGTGGCCTCGGCAGTACCTCATAAGCACGTTTCAACCCACTACGGTGGCGCATAGTGCTGGTGAGTACAGTTTCACATTCCTCCGGAGTGGGGAGTGTGATTACCGAGTGTCTGGTGGTGCTAAATATGTCCACCATGTGTGGAATTATGAGGGTGATGTGTTGGTGGTCAGTGATGGAGCGTGGCTGCGCCCTACTACCACAGTATACGCCGTGGATCGGCGCCAGAGTGACGCGCACCACCAGGTGGTGTGCTTGTCGCCTATGGCGTGTTTCACGGGTGTGCTGTGGGTCCCGTACCTCGCTGGGGCCCCCCTGCAGCGCCTGCATCCTATCGTGGGAGACTTCCTGCGGATGGATGCTGCGACGAAGGAGGGCGTGAAGCGGAGCACGGGTAGGGTCGGAGCGTTTCATTGCGCCGTGGTGCCCGTAGCCATTGATGACGCTGTAGCGGCGGTCGCTAGACTGTCCACAGTCCCGTTGTCTCTGGCCCAGGTGCGTCAGACGGCCGACGTCAAGTGTGACGCGGCCGCAGCAGCCCTGGTTGAGTACCATCGCGCAAAGACCACAGCCAAGACTCCCATGGTTTATCCTGTTGACGAAAGTGTCAACCGCTACCAGTTTGGTCGCTACGAACCCGAGGAAGCTCCGTCTATGATCCCATTCATGGCCCCCCTGATACATGGCTGCTACGCCCCTGACCTCACTCGAGGCAATGAGGAGCAGTGCATACAGGGAAGGGTGAAGGATGTGGCCTCTCAGCAAGACGTGACCCCTTGGGTGTCGAAGTGCATGGACGAGTTCTTGGAACTCGCCATGCCGGTGGCCCATCAGGCACAGCCTAAGGACATACCAGAGGTGTACGCACGGCAGAATAGGCCTACGCAGGTATCGATCCTGAATCGAGCGGGTATGACCACCGCGGTTGGTGACTCGGCGCCCCATTGCGATGCGATGTTGAAGCGCGAGGCTTACCAGAAACCGACGGACCCCCGCAACATTACGATCATCCCTGATGTTACGAAAGCCAATTTCTCACGCTATACGTACACATTTGCGGAGTGGCTGAAGGAGAAACGCTGGTACGCCTTCTCAAAGACGCCGGCGGAGGTTGCCGAGCGCGTTGCGGAAATATGCATGGGAGCC